CGAGCTTTCCGGCGGCGCTCTTCGGCTCCTTCACCATGCCGGTCGTATAGTCCAACATGGAGGCGTAGGAGCCGCCCAGCGCCTTGTACTGCTGCCAGATCTCGCCGTTTGTCACGATCTGCTTCCACGCCGACGGGAACATTTTCGCCCATGTTGCCGAGTCCGTAGAGTAGAACGCCGCGTCCTGCGCGTCTCGCACAAGGTTTCGCACCATGAAGATCGGGTTATATCCGGTACAAAGCGCCTTGAACAGGTCGTTGCCCTTCTTCAGCAGCTTCGCAATGTCGGAATTTGCGTATTTGTCCGGCTGAAATGCATTCAGCGCCTGTGCCAGCCCCTCGTCCATCGTGATGTTGTACCGGTCATTCCCGCGCAGAACGGAAAACACATTGTTTGTAACAGGCACATACAGCTCTTCGCTGTCCACATACTGATCGGTCGAGGAATAGTCCACCAGATCCACCTTGTTCACGCCCGGAATGCTTTTGTCCTGGTTCCAAGACTGCACAAGCTGCTCACCGAATTGGTTGAGACCGGCGTTTTTCATCACCGCCACCGTCTTTCGGCTCATCGCCGTGTGCAGCGGCATGATGACGGCGTCTCCGCCCACGGCGCGTCCGATGGCGTTCGATACGACGATGCCGCCGTTTCTCCGCGCCCGCCGCGCCGTCTTTCCCTCGGTGCCCTCCACGCGCATCGTCGGCACATAGTTCGGGTACCGCTTCTTCATCGCGTCCACATGCTTCTGTGTGTCGAGCCCGGCGTCGATGCGGTACTGCAGAAGATCGTCGAAATAGGCATACACCCTCTTTGCGAGAGCGTCAAACTCCGGGTTGGCTTTCAGCAGCCGTTCGGCTTCCAGCTGGCTGTCATAGGCCGTGACCTCGTATCCGAACACAGGTTTCAGCCCGTTCTTTTTCGCCTCGCTGATTTTCTGCCGCGTGAAGATGAGCATCTGCGCCGCCTCGGATATGTCCGCGATCTCCGGCATCTCGCCGTTGAGAAGCTCATCGAGCACCGTCTCTTTCCATTCTCTCGAAAGCATATCCCGCTTGTCTCCCGGAACGGCGGTTTGGTAGAGATAGTCGTTGTCCAGCCCGCGCAGCTTCGGGTAGAGATCTTCGATCGTCGTCACGCACTTCGTGAGATTCTGGACCTCTTCCGTGCTGTCGTACCGCATGCGGTCCACGTTGTTCCGGTGCAGGAGCATCAGCTGAAAGTCCTTGTACTTTTCCGGGGTTTTCATGATATCCCCGAGAATGTCCATAAGGCTTTCGCCGGTCTTGTGCCCGCTGATGTCGGTGCGCGCGCCGCCCTTGGCGATCCAGTTTCCCGCCCGCTGGGAGTACGCCCCGGCGTTGAAGTAGTACCCCTCCAGGCTCTTGTTTTTCGTCTGCTTGGAGATCCGGCGCACCGTCTCCCCGGCGTTTACAAACATACGCATAGCTCCGTGCGTGACGTCTGCAAGACTTTCGCGGAAGCTCTTTTCCGCCTTTACGATCTCGTCCGTGACGCGGCTCTCCGCCGTTTCGCCGGGGCTCGGCGCGTCCTCCGGCGTTTCCGCCGTCTTGAGTTCTTCGGTATTTCCGAACAACTCGGCGATCTTCGCGTTCTCCTCCGCGCTCAGCTCCGCCCGTCTCGCCTCGGCTCGCTTCTCGTTCGCGGCGGTGTACGCGCGGTTGGCCTCCTTGTCCATCCACTCCGCGGCGAGCTGCGCAGCCTTTTCCTTTTCAAATTCCCGGAACCGCTGCACGTCCTGCCGGCCGTCGGAGATATCGACCCAGTACTCCACGCCGTTCGTGTTCATCTTCGCGGTGTACGTCCGGATCCCGCTCTCACCCTGTGTGGATACCTCGGTTTTTCCCTTGGATATGAGCTGCTGGAAGATCCGCTGCACGCCCGCCGACGTCGCTTTCGTGACCCGCTCTCTGGTGTCCGTCGTGGCGTTCGGCTGCGCTTCAAACGGCGAGCCCTTCTGCGTCTCTCTCCACAGCGCCTCGCGCTCCTCGGCGCGCATCGCCTCGGACTCTTCGTCCTTCATCCGGGCGGCTCTTTTTTCCGCAACATCCGGGTCTGAATATTTGCCGTCCACGACGTAAGCCGTTTCCCTGCTCTCTATCACGACCTTTCCGGTGCCTTTTTTCTTGTTGAAGTAGTACGCGAATACAATGGGATTCCCGTCCGCGTCCTGCGCATTGGTCTTGTCGATGACCAGTCCGTAGTTTCCGTACTCCTTGCTTTTCAGCCACGTCCAGAACGGCACGGTCTGTACCTTTTCGCCGTTCTTCTTCTCGAACACCGGATACCCGGCTTCCTCGGCGGCCTTGAGATCGGCGTTGTAGCTCTCGCCTCGGTTTTCGAGCCCCGGATGGAACATGATCCTTGCGCCGACGTCCTTTCGGATCTCCATCGCCGCCCAGTTCGGTAGGTTTTTCCGCTTCCGGCTCGACGCGCTGGCGAGGCGCTCGCCGTTCTTCCAGACAGAGGCATACAGCACGCCGTTTTCCTCTTCGATGCGTGCCTCGTATCTCGCCTCGCCTTCGGAGATCACATACCGGTTTTCCGTTTCGAGCGCGTTTTCCAGCTCCGCGATTTCCTTTGTGTAGGAGCCGATCTCGCCGATGATGTTGTAGTCGCCTTTTTTGCGGTCAAACTCCTTGGCCGGCGCTTTCTTCAGGTCGAAGTAGGATACAGGCTTTGCTTTGGTCTTTGTCTGCTCCTTCAGCTTCAGATGGTTGTCCTCGGCAAATTCGCGCAGTATGACCTCCGTTTTATCCCGCAGATCGTTCACCATTCTCTCGTAGGCGTGTTCTCTTGCCTCGCCGAGCCCCTCCTGCTGCGCCTCGTCCCACAGCCGATCCGCGAGCGTCTGCTTCTCGTTCGCTCCCTGCTCGGCGCAGTAGATGATGTTTCGCAGCATATCCGGCGCGGAAATATCCGTCGGGAAAAGCGCCTCGCCGTATTTCTCGGCAAGCTCTATATTCCGCACATCCGGCGGCGTGTATCTCCGGTTATCGGAAAGCGTGATCCCTGCCGCTCTCGCCCGCTCGCGCAGCTCCCGCGCCTCGTCTTTGCTGAAATCGCGCCACATATCCTTCGATACATAGAGCTTGCTGCCCTTCAGATCGCTCCGGATGCTCTCGTAGGTTTCATCGATCCACGGGCTGTTTTTCGAGGAGGACACAACGCTCCCGGTCTGCAGCAGCTCGTTTACAAGCGTGTCCAGCGCGTCGCCTCGGATCTCGCCCTGCGCCATCATCTCTCCGATGTTCCGGTTGAGCACCCGCTCCACGTCCGTGCGGTTCGCCCGGTCCGTGCTGAACAGCTGCATAATGTCGCGCTTCGTGCTTCCTACCGTCCTGCGCCTGTGCTTTCCGTCGCCCAGCTCCGCGAGCCGTCTCTCCGCCGCCTGCATCCACTTCATCTCGTCGATATACGGGAAGTTCTGGTCGTCCCGCTGCGTCGCTTTCTGGTACTCTTGCATCCGTCGCTCATACTCGCGCCGGAGCTCCGCGGCTGTGCGGTTGTTGATCCCGGATACCTCCACACTCGCTTTGCCGGAAGATTTTTCTTGACTATTCCCCTCCGTCTGGCGTATAGTAGCCGTAGAGGATACGTCTGATGAGACATCGGCGGAAGTTCTGCCTCCGGGCATGAGTCCAACACCGTCCAAAGACGTGTCCTCTCTTTTTATGCCCCAGTTGTAGATTTGGCTTTCTGTCGGGAACGCCATATTTCTTATCGCAATTCGCACTCCTACGGTATCGCCGCCAATCTTTACTGGAACATAAAAGTAATCCCAACCGGTAACGTTTGGACTTCCTGTTTTATCCTGCGTGCTGTAAAGGTATTCCGCATTTCGGAATATTTCCTCACTCGCTGATAGCATACCAGCTTTGTCCTGCGTGAGATTCTGCAAGACCTCCTTAACCCCGGCGTTATAAACCGTTGCCTCGATAGTGTTGCCGTTGATCTCAAACTCGAAGTTCACGCCTTTAAGCTGATTGAGATATGTGCGAAGATCGTTTTTGAGTGTCTGGATTCTTTCTCGAAGAATCGCCGTTCTTTCCGCTTTCGGCATAGAACGAAGATTCGGGAAATACTGCGAAGCCGCCTCTCGATTCTCGGTCAAGTCAAGCGTTTTGCCCTCGCTGACCATACGATCGTGCAGGGCCTTCTGCGCAGCGTTCCGTGCCGCATTGTCAGCGTATTCGATGTTGTTCCGCCGAATATTCCCGTTCGCTTCCGCATAGGCGGCCATTGTATTTCCATCCGCAAACACGGTATCCGCGTCGCCCAGCTCGGGCGGCGTATTTTTTCGCTCTTCGGCACTCATCCGGCGGCGAGAGGTTGTGTCTCTGGCCTCGATCTCCCCGGCAGTGTTCCGGTAGAACTCTTTCACGGCCTCGCCCGCGTCGCCGAGAATCCGGTCGTACCGGTTCAGCTTTCCGAACCATTCCTTGCCATAAAGCTCCCTGTACAGCTCGTCCGAGCGCTTTTCCAGCGCATCCATACGGCTTTCGTCGTAGAGCACGGAGCCGTCGAGCATTGCTCCCATCTCGCGCTCTGCGCTGCGGTACTCGTTGTAAAGTGCCAGATCCTCGGTACTCAATCCGTTGAGAAGCCTCGCGCGGTTGTCGCGGTACTTTTCCGCTGCTCTGTCGTAGTTTTCCCCGCGGTTCCAGTAGCCGGGGTTTGTCCCGCTCGCAAAGCCCTCCGCCGCCTGCACCCGGTGCTGCACCTCGTGCATGAGTGCGTCGAGCGCATCGTTCGCGTCGTATTTGAGCTTTGTGTCGAGCGTGATCGTGTTCGTCTCGCGGTTGTAGCTGCCCGCCGTCCCGCTCGGCATATCGGCAAATTTCACCTTGGTTTCCGCGATCTCGGGGTACGCCTCAAAAAGGGCGTTGTGCTGCATGATGTCCCGCAGCGTCGCGTTCCCTTCGTCAATGCGGCGCGCCAGCTCCTTTTTCGTGCTGCCGTTCTTCTTGTCCAGCCCCAGCAGCTCGGCGTGCTCCGCCTCTGTGAGTTCTCCCGTGAGCATCCGGTTCATCAGCTGCGTATAGCGCGCGTAGTCCGCATTGTCGGCGCTGTACTGCGCCTCGCCGCTCCGGCTGAATGCCGCGCCGGAATCGTCGATCTCAAACCGCCACTGGCCGTCCATGCCGCGATACCAGCCCGTTTCCTGTCGGATGGTCTCATTGTCCGTCCCGCTCTTTTCCAGCGCCTCCGCGCGGCGCAGGGCGGCGCTGTCGGCGGTTCTGGCGCCGATGCCCGCCGCCGTAGCTCGGCCCGGTGGTCCCGTCGTCTCCTGCTGCGCCTCTGCCCTCCGGGCCGGGGCGTTTCTTTCTGTCTCGGCGCGCACGGCCTCCTGCACCGGCGCGTCGCCGGAGAACCAGTTCAGCCCCGCGTAAGCGTCCGCCGCGATCTCCTCGGTGAGCAGCCGCTCGATCTCGTCCACGCTCATATTTGCGAAATCATAGACCCCTGCGTAGTCCGCTTTATAGGCATCCCGCATGGCGTCGTATTCCTCGGCGGTCATGCTCTCGCGGATCACCTCATCTGTCGCGCGGATAACTTCCTCGGATGCATAGTTGTGGAACATCTCGTGCTGCACCAGCATCTCCGGGCTGATGGCGTTGCCTCTGCTGTCCACGGCGTCCACGCGGAAGAACACCCTCCCGCTCTCGGTATAGGCGTTCGCGTAGCCGTCTCCCACCTGGATCGCCCCGCGCACCGCTACCGGCTCAAGCCCGTTCTCCAGTACGGCGTCGTAGGCGCTCTTCGCCTCGCCGCCGAGCTTCCGCGCGTCCACGACGGTCACGGCCTCCGTGCCGCCGTTTCGGATGCCGAGCTGCGCCGGAGTTACTTGCCGTAGATCCGCTTGCGCGTCCGTTCCCACGCCTCGTTGAACTTCCGTTCGGCCTCCGGTGAGAGCTTGTAGCCCTCCTTCGGCGCCTTCCGCAGCTTGTCCGCGGGAACCGACATAAGCAGCCCCGCTTTCTTCCCGGTGATAAGTACTCTGTCCATTGTTCATTCCCTCCTGAATGTTGATCGCCGCCGCGGGCGTCGTGCTGTTTCCTTCGTTCTGCGCCCTCTGCGCGCCCACAGGCGCGTTTTGCGCCCCGGCAGTATAAGTACCTTCCTGCGTGCCGGAACGCCCGCCTTCCTCCATCTGCTTCGTCAGATACTCCGCCGCGCGCTTCATATCTTCCTTCGTGCCGATCTTCCGCCGGAGATCGTCGGCGTTCTCCGCGTCGGTCAGCTCGGCCAGTGCGTATATAACGCCGGGGTTTTCCGTCTGCGCGTCCTGCATCATCTGCACAACGTTCTTCAGCGTGGTGTCCAGCCGCTCGGCTGTCTGGTTGATGTTCGCGCGGTTCGTGCCATACTGCACGCCGCTCGACCCCAGTGTTGCCAGCGCGCCGCCGAGGAACGAAAGCCCCTCCTGTCCGAGAACGGCAAGCACGGTCGCAAGCTCCGCGTGCTTCTTCTGCCAATCCGTGCCGCTGGTCCGGTAGTATTCGAGCATCTTCGGGATCCCGCTCTCTTCCGTGCCGAACGCCGCGTCAATTGCAAGGTTAACCACGCCGTTCGCCGCGTCCGACATGACCTCCTCCATGCCCTCAGGGATCATCGTGAGCGCCATGCTCTTCACGAAGCTCAGCGGGTTTGCCTTGATCTTTCGGATGACCCATTCACCGCCGACCGCTTCTGAGGCGTACTCGATCGCGCCGCGCGTCAGACCGAGCGCCAGCGCTCCGGCGTTGGAGTATCCCTTTTCCTTGCTCTCGGCGATGGACAGGGAAGCTGCCTCCGAGCTCATCAGCGCCGAGCCGAGAATGTTCGTTGCCTTCATCAGCGTATCGCCGGTAAGCCCCACCGCCTCGCCGATTCCCTTGGCGACAAGCGCGTTCATCGCGCTGTCCGCGGCGCTCATCGCGGTGTTATATACGAAGCTCCCGACCTTGCCGCCCATCCCCGGATTTGCTTCCTCGATGTGCTTCGAGGTGTCGGCGCGGAGATCCTGCGTGATGTTGCTCGCCTGCCGCCACTTGGAATAGGGGTTGATCTCCTGCCCCTTGGCCGTGCGTACCGCATCGTCCGCCATGGCGATCATGCTTGTGATCGTCCGGGTAGGCTGCGCCGCAACGGTCATGGCGCTTGCCAGCGTCCGCGTCGCCGCGTTCTTTCCGAGCGCCTCCGTCGTCGCCCGGTTCGTGCCGGTGTACCACTGCTTATCCAGCTCCGGTTCAAGATCGCTCAGATAGGCATTCGCCGCTTTTTTCCCCTGCGTAGCGTATAGGTAGTTGTATACGCCAATCTCATCATCGGTCATGAAGGCGTATTTCCCGTAGTCCTGCCCGCGTCCCTGCGCCTGCTGCACGTCGGACTGCGCGCGGAAGTTCCCGATGTTGTTGATGTAGTCATACCGGGCGTCGCCGAAGAGCTTCCTCTTGCTCTCGCCGCTTTTGGAAAGCTCGGTATAGTCGCTCGCTTTGAGAATACCGGCATACTTCCCGGAGCCGGCCGAGCTCGCCCGGTCATCCGCCTTTCCGTACACGCTGTTGAAAACGACGCTCGTGCCCTTCGCCGCGTTTCCGCCCTGCATCCGCGCCGCAGCGTCGGCGTATGGTGTCCCGCCGTTGGCCTCGATGCGGCTTGCAAGCGAAGGCTTCTGCTTTGCTGCGGCGTCAGCGTAGAGCGTCGGCTGCCCGCCGTTCTGCGCAATGCGGTTTGCGAGCGACGGCTTTTTATTCGCCGCCGCAGTATACAGGTTCTTCTGAGTGTCCGAAGAGACAGCCGGTTTTCCGGCTGTCTCTTTTCCGTAGATTCTTTCCGTAAGGCTCATTTTCTACCTCCGAGAATTTGGCTGTAAAAGTCGCCCTCAGTGATCAGTCTCCCTCCGGAGACAGGGCCTTTTTGCGTTGTGTTTTTCTTCATCGACGCATAGGCGTTATCCAGCCCGCTGCTTATCGCCGCTCGCTTTGCCGCTTCCGCCTGTGCCGTCGTGATCGTTCCCGCGGCAGCTTCCTCGTCGAGTGCCTTGGCGATCTGGCTGTACGGTGTCCCGCCATTTTTCAGCTGTATCGCTTCGCTCAGAAGATCTCTTCCGTTCGCCTTCTGCTCATCGCTCGGCGTGTTGTTTTTCCCGCCGCCGCTGTAAGAGCTGTACACCGGCTCCGGCGTCTTGACATACCCCAGCGTCCGCGCAAGCTCCGGATTCGCCGCGATCCACGCCTTCTGCATCTGGTCGATCTCGCTCTGCGTGTAGCCGAGCCCGAGATAGCCGGAGAAGTCGCCGTACTGCGCCATGTTCTGTGCCTTCGTCGCTGCGTCCTGCTGCTGCTGAAGACGCAGATTCATCATGTTTGCATAGAGATTCTGCTGCGCCTGCGCGTTTGCCTGATCCCGTGCGGCGTTTGCCTGATACTCGGCGTCCGCGCCCTGCTGCCGCAGTTGCATAATGGCGGCGATACGCGCGGCCTCGTTCTCGTTCAGCCTCTCGCCGTAGGCCGTATCCAGTCCCAGCCGGGCCGATTCGCTCATGCCGCCGCTGTAGCCTCTCGCTGCCATCTCCTGCGGCAGCACGCGCAGCGATTCCATGTAATCCCGGTAGAGCTGCTTGTTGAGACTGCCGTACTGGTCTCCGAGCTCGCCGACGCCCTTCTCCGCCTGCGCGAGCGCCCGCTCGGCGGCGGCCTTCGCCGCGTCGTTGTTGGCCTTCACCGCGTCGTCGTACATCTTTTGGTACTGATCGCGCAGCTCGTCCAGATACGTCCGCTGCGGCTCGCCCGGCGTCTCCTCCGGCGTTCCTTCCGTCGTGCCCTTCTGCGCGTCGCCGTTGGGGTCGATGTACGTCACCTTGCCTCCGCCGGACGTGCCCGGCTGCGTTGGCGTCGTGGTCGGCTGCTGCGTTCCGTTCTGGTTCGGCAGGCGTCCCGCTCCGGCCATAGCGCCGGTTATCGCTCCGCTTGCCGCATTCGCCGCCGTCGCGTTCATGCCCGTCTGGTCATAGAGCCCTTTTCGCGGCGGCGCCGCTGCGCCCGTCCGGTCGGGATCGATGGTCCCCTGCAGAGACGAGCTGTTCGCACTCCCGCTTTTCGCCGCTGCGGCAGCCGCGGCGTACTGATTATTCGCAGCGTTTCTCGCCTCCTGGTTTTTCAGCGCATCGGCGTACAGCAGCTCGTCCCCGGTCGTTGGCTGCTTGTTGGCCTGCTTGTTCACCCAATCCCAAAACTTAGCCATCCTTCTTCTTTCCTCCCTGATACCGAACGCACTTCGGGTTGCGGCACTCCCATTCCGCCGCGTTCTTTTTCGTCATCTCAATGCCGCATTTCGGACACTTCATGCCGTCGGCGCACCTCCCAGCAGCGGCAGCGTCTGCGCCCCCGGTATCGCTCCGCCGGCGGCCGCCTCGCCGAGCGTTCCCGCTCCGCCGCCTCCGGCGGATTCCGGCATAGCCGGTACGGCGAACCTCTGCTGCCATTCGTTGATGATCTCCTGCTTGCCCGGCAGATCGATGAGCTCAAGCTGCGCGGCAAACAGCTTCCAGTTTTCCGCCGTGATCTGGCTCTGCGTGAGCGCCTGCAGCGCCTGAAGCGTCTGCGCCTTGCCGTGGGCGATGCTGTCTCCCGCCGTGATCGTCACGTCCACGCGCGGGAAGTACTGCCACTCCTCGCGCACAACGTTTCCGGCCCCGTCCAGCACCTTCGGCATGATCGCCGTGAAGCTGTCGGCGTTGAACGGCATTGCCTGCGGCGCGCGGTCCTTCATCTCGTCCGCGCCGATGAACAGCATCCTGTCGTCGTCGAAGAACTCGAGCGCCAGCCAGTCGAGCAGCTCATACAGCCGCTCGAACCCGGCGTCGCGATCCGCGCCCTTGATGTCCGCCTGGCTCTGCGCGTCCTGCCGCATCATGGCAAGGCCGGTCGCCGTCGTGACCTTTGTCGTTTCCCTGCCCTGATTGATGTCGTAGTTTCGGCTGGCGCGCTCGATCTGGTTCTTGAAGAACTCCACGCCCATCGCGCCGTTCGCTATGCTCTGCAGTCCGCCGAGCCGCTGCACGCCGCCCATGCGGTTCTGCTTGAGATGGATCACCGCGCCCGGCTCGTTGGTGAACTCCTCGCCGTCGGCAAGCGCGCTGTCCTCCACGAGGATGATGTCGTTTGCAAGGAACGTGTCGTTCAGAATGCTCATAGCGAGCTTCCGGTCGGCGGCGTCCACAAGCTCGATGATCGGCGTGAGCTCGCTTTTGTTCCAGAAGCGGTTCTCGTCCTGAATACGCCAGTAATGCACGAACGGGAAGAGACTGTTCTGCTTGCATGTGCGCTTCCAGTAGTTCGGGATGTACCGCAGCTCGCGCCCTCCCGCGAGGATCGAGCACGCCACCGCTCCGGCAGGCACTCTCTCGCCGTCCTCCTCCGTGTCGCACGGCTGTCGGAACCAGTGCTCGAGCACCTGCACCGTGTCGTCCAGATCGTTGATGGCCGTCGTGAGATCGAAAACTCCGGTGCGGGAAACGTAGTCCTCGGTGAGAATGTCGTCCGCCGTCAGTCCCAGCTCCTCCAGCTCGCGGCGGAACACCTGGCAGAACTTCACCTTGTGCATCGTGTAGACGTAGTCCACATACTGCCCGTCCTGCAAGCCGCCGTCGCGGATGGCCGGGTCTGGGAAGATGGCCTCCGTCGGTATGTCCCGGATGCGGATGTCTCCCTCGTTCACGCCGCAGCGCATGTCCCGGTCCCAGTACGCCTTCCAGAACGCATCGCCGAGCTTGAGAAGCCGGCGCTCGTTGCGCGTATTCATATCGGAGAGCCGGTTGTTCTCGATGATGTAGCGCACGGCAAACTCCCGCTGCTTCGCCTTGGCGCTGTCGAGATCGTCGTCGCGCCCGCGAAACTCCGGCTCCGGCACGTTCGGGTTGATCTGCGTCTCCACGAGTATGTACGGATCCGGCATGTTCGCCGGGATCCACGGAACATCGTTCGCCCGGCAGTACTCGACCATCTCCTTCGTCGCGTCGTGGATGCCGTTGTAGTAGTCGTTACACTTCTCCCACTCGATCTCCACGGCGGTGCGGGCGTTCTTCGCCCGGCGGAACAGCGCGTCCGCCGTCTCCTCGCGCATCTCGCGGCTGGAGTAGTCGTACCCGACGATCACCCGCTCATTGCTCTGTCTCTTCTTTCTCATGTTATACCCCCAAGATACGGTTTACCTCGCCCTGCACGAGATCGTAAAACCACGCGCCGAGCTTCTGCTTTCGCTCCTCGCCGTTGCCCCACTTCCCGTCGAGCACCTCCTGCGCCATCGCCGCGATATTCACGCACTTCCGGCTCCCTCCCTGAGGGAGCTGGCTCGTCGGAGGCGAGACTGAGGGAGTGTCGTCAAAATAACCGATCGGCACATACATCACGTCGAGATCCAGCGGGCTGCCCCGGTACTGCTGCATGACGCATTTCCCAGAAAGATCGGGATAATGCTCCCCGTCGTTCCATCCCCACGCGGCGATCCATTTGTCATACCCCGTGTCCCCGATTCGGTTTTCAAACCAGTCGAGATTTGCGTACACGCCGGTTTTGTTCCCCGCGTCTTCCATAGCCGCGCAGAACGTCTTGCACATGGCGGTGATTGTCTCGTTAGACGGGAAGCCGTTCGTCTGCTTGTACCCGTCCGCGTCCTCCATGTCGAACCACACGCCGAGACGGGGCTTCCGGCCATTGAGGAAGCGCAGACACCGCTCCGCCTCCACTTTGGCTGTCTGCACATTCAGCGCATAGCTGTACCAGTAGATGCCCCACGGGATACCGAGCGCGTCGCATTTGGCAATGTTGCGCTCCGCCCATTTGTCGGCATTTCGGATGCCGTAGCCGCCGCGGATGATGACGAAGCCATCCTTGTACGGCGTAAAATCAAAATCTCCCTGATGCTCGGAAACGTCAATACCGTTCATTTCCATGTTCCTCCTGCTTTGAATTTTTCCAGCGCATTTTTCCAAGTACCGCCCTTGCGGTACAGCGTCGCCTGCTTCCACGTCCCGCCGACCTTGAAATAAAGCGTCGAGCCGAGCAGCGCAGGGGCGGTAAAGGTCGCGGTTTGAACGGCGACCGCGGCGCCAACGCCGCCAACCTTGACGGTGATATTTACACCCTCTCCGGCTTCACCGACGAAATAGAACGTTGTCGTTCCTTTTGATACGTCGAAGGATGTATCCTCTGTGCCGCTGACGCCGCCGATATCGCATCGTAGCGTCCATTTGCTGGGAGGGTAATAAGTCCCGTAGCTGCCGTTTGCGCTCGTAAGCTCTGCTTTAACGGCGAACTGTCTTCCGTTCAGTCGTGCGATATACAGCGTTCCGGAAAGGCTCCAATGGTTCGCCCTTCCAGAAACACTCTTTTCCTGCTCCCAAGCGCTTCCAGACGGCAGCTCCGGCGCTGTCTGTGACCATGCCATACTCTTACCTCACTCCGAATACATGAGATAGATATCCCCGTCGCTGCCGAGCTCGGCGCCCGGCTCTGTCGTTCCGGCGTAAACGTGCCGCACCTGATCGGCGGAAAGCCCGAACTTCGTATACGGAATATCGTTCGCGAGCTTCTCAGCGGTCACGGCGTTCGGCGCGAGCAGCGCCGTCGTGATGGCAAGCGCGGCGATCTTCTCCGCCGTCACCGCGCCCGGTGCGATCTTCTGCGCCGTTACCGCGTTCTGCGCGATGTGCGTTGCGAGCACCGAGAGCGCCGCGAGCTTCTCCGTCGTCACCGCCGCCGCGCCAAGCTGCGCCGTGCCGACGCTCCCCGTGCCGAGCTTCGTGCCGTCCAGCACCGGGATCCTCGCCGCGTCCAGAACGCCGGAATTTATATCTCCCGCTCCGTGCGTATGGCTCGCCGCCGCGCCGCCGAGAGCGACGGCCGTCACCTCCGCGGCGAGCTTTAATAGTGTGATGCTCCCGTCCGCAACGCTGCCCTGCGTCACGTCCTGCATCGCCTGTACGATCTGCTCAAGCGCCGTCTGTACGTTCCCCGCCGAAAAGCCGGGGATCGTCGTGATACCGAGCTGCGCTGCGGCAGTCGTGCCGGTCAGCTCGTCGAGCAGGGCGTTGAAGCGCTCTTTCACCACCGCCGTCACCAGCGCGTCGAATACCTTCTTGTTCTGCGCCGCCGTGCCGGTCAGCTTGTCGGGCCGGCTCTGCACGCCGTTCGCGGCGATGGCGGCTTCCGTGATCTTCTGTTCCTGTATGCTCATGTCTTCACCTCTTCGCGTAATTGCCCGTCACATAATGCTTTGTGATCTGGAATATGCCGAAGCCCTCGTTCGGCTCCTGGTTCCGGACGATGATCTGCAATCTCTTGTAATTCTTCACCTTGCGGTTGAGAAAGATCTCCTGCGGGCTCTCGTCCGTGTTGAACGTGATGCGCTCAAAGTCGATGTCGGAAAAGTCCAGAATGTCCATCGGCTTTCCGGCTACCTTCTTCTCGTGCCCGCCGGTGCGGTCGGCGCGGATGTACACCTCGGCGCTCGAGCGCGCATACGGCTTGATCGTCACGCAGCAGCCGCGCTTTAAAAGCGTCTTGAGCACCGCGGGCGTGCCGTCGTCGTCGTACTTCGTCGCCCACACGGCGGAGATGGCCGCGCCGTCGTCGCTGTAGCGGCTCATGTCCTCGATGTCCGTGTTGAGCTTGCAGATCCGCCCGTCCGCCGTGCCGAAGTACAGCGATTCCTCCGCGCCCGCTCGCCGGTTGAGCCAGCAGGAGGCGGGTATGTTCTCGAAATAGTATCCCTCGTATACATAGTCGCCGAGCGCCGCGCTCCGGTACGTCTTGTTCTGCCGCCCGTCCAGCGCGTAGACGTGGCCGTTCGGGAGAGCAAGCATATACATGCCGTTCCATATCACCGCCTCGGCCTTTTCCCGCTCCGGTTCGTCGTTGAGCTTGTTGTTCACATAGAAGCTGCGGCCCTGCGTGATCTTCTCGCTGGTGTAGCTGTTCGTCGTTACGGCCATTACCCCGTTACGGGATAGGAACAGCGGATCGTCCAGCAGAGAGGCGAAGCTCCCCGGCGCGATGGAGCCGACGCCCGCCACGGCCTGCTGCTGCGGCTGCGCGATCTCGCTGTCCTGCAATTCTGCGGTGCGGAGATAGATCGTGCTGTCCTGCCCGTTGTCCTCCTTCACGATGCCGAGCGACCTTCCGAGACGGCAGTACCCGAGGATCGCCGTGGCCTCGCTCCCGACCTCGTTGTACAGCAGATCAGGGAAGTACGTCGGATCGTTCATCCCGCTCGTCCAGTCCACGTTCGGGAGCTCCTCGTTCCCGCTCAGCACCGCGCGGTCGTTCGTGCCGATGCCATAGGTCGTGATGATCGTGCACTTGTCGATGCGGTCGGTGTATCCCGCCACCGTGTGCGGGAACTCCACCACCAGCCCATCCTCCGAACCGGCCGTCGGCTTTGCCGGAGCCGTGGTCATTTTGATGATGCCCTTCTCGCGGTCGAGCGTGAACGCCGTCGTTTCCTCGCCGAACACCCATGCGCGCACCGTGCCTGTCGCGTCGATGTCTCCGTCGAGCTGAAAGTCCGTCGCCGTGCCGTCCGTCTGAAAAGCGTTCTTTCGGTACGGCGTCAGCATATTTACGTTCTCATAGCTCTGCCCGCCGCCCGTTGGGCTGCGCGTGATAACGGTCGTCGGGACGTATGCATTCTGTGAGGCTCTGTGCGCCGCTGTGCCATCGTATACGTAGAAACCGGCCCCTGTTACTATCCAGAGCTTCCCGGCCAGATACGCGGCGCGTGAGCGCCTCTCCGGCAGCCCTGTGAGTATCTCCGTCGGCGCCGTCTCGTCGTCCCATGCATAGAGCGCCGTGCCGATGTGCGCGAGCTTCTTCTCCGCGCCGTCGAACCTTCCGGCAAATAGGCCGTAAACCGGCTTGTCCTTCTGCCAGAGCCTCCGCCAGCCGAGCCGCTTCTGCGGCATCCCGCCGCCGTCCGCCACGATGTTCGTGCAAAGCGGGCTGCGGGAATAGTCCACGAGAGAGGGGTCTGTGGAAAAGTCCGCGCCGCGGAACGTCTTATATACGCTCTGCCGGATGCTTACCCCTGTTTTCTTCGCCATGGCTTACCCCCGGAAAAGGCTCTGCGCGATGCGCCGGTTCTCGCCCGGCTGCGTCGTCCTGAGAAGCGATACCTGATAGTTGTACATCTGCAGCATCGCCCCGTAGTCCATCACGAGATCGGGGAGGAGCTGCTGCGCCGCCACATAGTACGGCATGCACTCGCAGGCGTCCGGCGCGATCTCAAATTCGTAGCTGTCCGGCGCATCCGTCGGGATCGTCTGCGGCATGGCGAAATATTCGACCGTCACCTCCGCGTACCCCTCCGGAATGACGAGCTTTCCGCCCATCCACCGGAAGCGCCGTGTCGCATTCTTCCCGTCCGCCCATATCCGGTACAGCGAGTAGAAATTCTCCGGCATGGCGTAAACGGTTTTTCCCAACGTTGGGACAATGACCTCCTCCCGGAGGATCTTCCTGATCTGCGCGAGCGTCTTCTGCGCCATGTCGAAAAACGCCGTCATCTTCTTCTCGATGTCCTCGTCGTGCTCGATCTCTCCGCCCGCGCTGTGCTCGTCGAGGAGCATGTATACCTTGTTTTTCGCTTCTCCGAGCGTCATATCGTTTCCTCCTTTTTACCGAAAACAGGGCGAGTCACTCCGCCCTGTTTCCCTCACATAATCAGTTATCCGGCGGAGCTTCCTCGACCTCCGCCTTTTTCTCGGTGGTCTGCTTCAGGCGGTCCAACAGCTTCATGAGGAAGTCCGGCATAGGCACGCCGATCTTCCCGCTGTTCTCCAGAATGGAGATGAGTTCGTTGATAATAAGCCACACGATCACCAGCAGACCTACAACGAAATTCACATCGAGCTGTACGCCGAGCTTGCCGCCGAGCATCGTGATGAGGTAGTCAACCCCCATACCCACGGCGACGATCATCAGGTAGAAAACCTTCTTGATCACGCCCTGAATGCCCTTGCGGCTCGAAAGCTCCTTGTTCATCCACGCCGCCGTCATGCCGGTGACGTAATCGCAGATCATCACCGCGATGAGCACCGCCACCGGAACAACAAGCTGCTTGAAGTACGCCATCAGCGCCGCGGCCGCCGCGGTCACAATGGCCTTCCAGAAGTTGTCCATACCGTTTCTCCTTTCAGTCCAGCAGCAAAAAGCGCACGTCCGTGGATGCCGCCGAGGCTACGACCGCCAGCTCTCCGGCGGCGAACGGCACCTGCAGCACCGTGTTGGCCGGAATTGGGAAGCCCGCCGCGGCTGTCAGCGCCTTGTTCGGGTCATACGGCGCGATGTACACGACGTTCGCGCTGTTGTTGGATACAACGACGGTCTGGCAATGGCAGTCCACCTTCGTCTCCTTCGTGCCCGCCGAAACGGCGAGCACGCGGTCAATTTTCATCATATTCGTTTCCTTTCTCCCTCATATGCTCCCGCTCCCCCCCTTGCCTCCCCTAACAGGGGAGGTGTCAGCCGGAGGCTGACGGAGGGGTTTGCAAAGCCCGTCGAGGGTTTGCTTTACGGCATTAGCCCGGATCGCCGAAGATGATCTGTCTTGCGTCGCCCCAGCCCACGCCGAAGTCGGCATACGCGGTGTAAAGATCGATCAGCGGGTTATCCTGCGGGGACTGCAGCACCGTCGGGCGCGTGTTGTAGACGATGTTCACAAGCTCCTTCATCAGCCGGCGGTCGCACACCGCCCACTGCTTGCTCGTGAAGCCGTCCGCGCCGCCGCCCATGACGATGTAGCGCATGCCGTACACGGGGTTCGCGGCGTTCGTGTTGTCGTCGGGGTTCTGCATCGGCATCAGACGGGAGTTCTCGCCGAACATCTTCTTCGCCTTCTCCTCCAGCTCCGGCGCGATGAGAACGGTGTCGAAGTCGCACAGGAACGGCAGGCCGTCCGGCGTCACGAAGCGGTTGGCGCGCGCCTGCGCCGCGGTGATAGCGGAAACGGAGAAGGCGTCCGTGGAGATGTTGGAGTACGTGCCGGCGTCCGTGTCCGCCTCGAAGCGGCGGCCCTTCGAGCCGCGGGAGGCGACAGGGTGCGCGGCGTTGGCCCAGCTCACGCCGTCGCCGCCGTTGTGGCGGCCGTCGGTGTTCCAGGCGTTGGCGAACATGCGCATCACGTGCAGATACACCGTCATTGCCATGGTGTCGCCGAGCTTCGTGCCGACCTTCTTCGTCTCGCCCGCCTTGTCGATCTTCGCTTCCTTGTAGCCGACGGGGATGGAGAGCGAAAACTCCTCCGGCGTGATGATGGTCTTGAAGCCGCGGCGCAGCGATCCGGTGTTCAGGTTGTTTCCGTCGTAAAGCGGCGCCTCGCCGTAGCCTCCGGAGCCGGTCAGCTCGTAGTCGATGCTCTTGGCGTTCACCTCGCCCACGACGGGCAAGAGCTTATTGAGGCGGTCGGCATACGCAAAGTCGAACGCCTTGCCGACAAACTTGTAGTTGTCGGTTGCCCAGTTTCCAAAATTAGCAGGCATTTCCTTTTCCTCCTTCTCAGGTCAGCGCATGGCCGATCGCCATGAGCTTAATGGTGCCGCGCTCGTAGTCGTGGCCGATGCAGCGCAGCTTCGTCGCGCCCACGGTCTTGAGCGTGATGCCGAGGCGCTTGTCGCCGAGACTCGCAACGCCGCCGATGGCAGCGCCGATCACGGGATAGACCTCGTACACGTCGCCCGCGCCCGGCGCGCCGCCGCTGGCCTTAGTCATCACCGTGCCGGTCTTGGCGTAGTCGGTAACGACGATCTGTGTGCCGACAGCGTCGGTGTTCGTGCTGGACGCAGCCTTGCTCTTGAGCACAAGGACCGCGTTGTTGAAAGCGTCGTCCGCGGCGGCCGCGTCCACGTCGCCGGTCTCCGGCACGATGGTCGTGGCGCTTCCGGAGGCGGCCTTGATCGTCGGCGCGGCGCACTCAAAGATGAGCGTTGGGTTGTCGCATACGAGGATCCACTTGCCGTTCGCGCGCAGATTGAGCGCGTCCTCCGTGCCGGAGTGAAACTCCGCGGCAATGCCGAGGATACCTCCGGTCTCCGCAGCGGCGGCCAGAACGACCTTGCCGCCGGAGAGCTTCACCACGGCGCCCGCGTCGATCACGGTCGCCGCGTCGATGGGATAGTTGCGGGCGGTCTGCAGTACGCTGCCGCCGTCCGCATTCTGTACAGGATGCATGATTTTTCTCCTTTCAGCGTTCCAAAAAGTCTTTGGCGGTCATTTTCAGGTGCGGGAACTCGCGGTTCCATTCGTCAAGCTCCCTCTGCTGGGCGGCCGTCAGCCCAGCCGATACGCCGCCTCCGCCCGCTCCCGTGGAGCGTTCGGCTTTCTTGGCGGATTTCTCCACCGCCTTCGCGGCGGCTTCCTCTCCCACAAGCTCCTGCCAGTCGGCGTAGAGCTCGCTCAGCGGCTCTTTCCCGTACCGGCTGCCGCAGAACCTGCGGAACTTCGCGTTCGCGTCGAGCTTGGAGATATCCACGTCCGGATGCTCCCGGACGAATGCCGCGGCGTCCTGGGCGATCCAGTCCTTCTGCCGCTCTGCCTCGGCGTCGGCCTTCTCCCGCTCGGCCCGCTCGCGCTTCTGTTTGCGGACGACCTCTTTTGCGTCCTCTTCCTCTTCCAGATCCTGCACGGTGCGCCCGCTCTCCGCAGCGGCCTTCTTGAGCCGCGCCGCGCGCGCCTTGTCGGCATAGCTCTCCAGCACGTCCAGCGAGTCGATCGCCCCGCCGCCGTCCGGATCGCTCAGACCGAGCTTGGCAAGCGCGCTCTGGTAGCGCTCCTCGGCGCGCCGGAATCCGGCGGATTCTCCCGCTTTGCGCGCCGCCTGGAATCTGGCGTTGTCCTCCCGGCTCTGTTTGGCAGGTTCGGCGGTCTCCTGCTTCTTTTCGCCTGCGGTCTCTTCCGCTTCAGCGCCGGTCTCTGCGGTCACGACTCCGCCCTCCGAGCCCTCCTCCGGAGTTACGACTTCCATGATCTCGTCCATGTGGGTCCTTTCTGCCGCTGTACTGCCGCGGCCGCGATGTATTTTTCCTGCTGATTACAGGCTAACCCGAAATATCTGTCCGTGCTCGGCGACTTTTTTGTGAACTTTTCACGAATCGTCAAACCCATTGATACGACAGGCGGTTCCGGCTTTGAAAAAAGCAAAACCGGAGCAGTTTCCCGCTCCGGTCGAAAAATTTCTGTGAAATATTACTCGTAGTATAATAGCTGATCGCAGCGCACTCTCGCCTCCCGCTCCGTCCTCCTTCTCGCCTCGCCCTCCGGGAGAGGTGGCGCGGCGCTTGTGCCGTGCCGGAGAGGGCTACCACGCCTTCCTCGCCCTCTTCTGCCGCTTCATCTGGTCGATGAGCTTCTCCCGCGGCTTCTCCGGCTCTGTGAGCACCGTCATCCGCTGCTGATGCCGCACCGCGTAGGTGATCGCCGCGCCCATCACAAGGTCGTCGTGCTTCCCGGCGAGCGCCTCCGGCCGGTGATCCTCGTTGTAGCAGAACGTCAGCATCTCCTCGAGCAGCTCCCGGTCGGTAAACCACTCCGGATGCGAGGAGAACACCTCCACCAGATTTGCAATGGCCCGCGGACGGCTCTGCCGGTCGGTGCGGAAGCCGTAGCTCTTCCTCATCTGCCGCGTGTAGGTGTCCTCCCGCTCGCGGCTGTACTGGTTCGGATACTCCATCTCCTGCAGCTTCATCACCGGGTAGGTGGAGAAGTTCGTTTCTATGGCGACGAGCGCATCGTTGTAGAACCTCCCGAGCGCATAGATCTGCCGGACGTATTCCGGCTCGGAATATTTCTGCCGCAGCTTGGCAGCGATCCTCCCGCTCACGTTGTCGATGACGATGGCCGTGAAGTAGTCCGAGCCCTCGCCCGCCGTGTCGCCGCCGAGCACATACGGAACGCCCTCCTCCGGCAGCTCGTAGAGCGTGATCGCGCCGGTCTCGCTCTCCGTCCACTCGCCGTCCGCAAACTCTCCGCGCCCGGCAGGGGATGGGAGCCGTTCCAGCCGGAGCACGATCTGCTCGTTGTCGAATACGCCCGTGCCGCTGTGGAGAAACGCCTCGCCGGGAGAGGCGGGATACTCCTGCCGGAACATGTCCAGGCTCCCGCCGCAGTTGTTCGCAATGCACCAGCGCCGCCATTGGAGCTGCTCGTCCGTCAGCTGATAGGCGGCCTTGAGATCCCGCTCCTCCGGCATCCATTCCGTCCCCGGAACTACCGGCATCGAGTAGTCCGGGTTTTCAAACCACGCGAAGAACACCGGCTCAAAGTCATTCTCCCCCGCAACGGCGGCGTCCCAGCGCTCCTTGAAGTCCTCAAAGCCGTTCGCCGTGCTCTCGATGACGACCATCGTGCCCGGCAGACTCGGCACGGCCTGTAAAATGCCGGCAAGCGTGGAGGCTTTCCCGTCCGCGCCGTCCGGCCAGAAGGCGTACTCCGAAAGATGCACGCATTGCAGCGTGTCGCTTCGGCCGATGCCGCGCCCGCCCGCCGTGGCGCAGCGGATCCGTGAGCGCAGCCCCGGCCTTGCCTCCCGCTCGCTGCGGAGCTTGGAGGGGTTCTCGAATACCAGCTCCTGCGCGTTCGAGGCGCGCAGCATCGGCTTCACCGGCGCGGGCAGCTCGTCGTAGAACAGCTTGCTCATCCGAAAAAGGTTCGCCGTCGCGTCCTCGCGGTGCGCAACGATCAGCGCGTTTACGTTCTTTCGCGTCGCGCAGGCATGGAAGATGAGGCCCTCCGTCAGTGTGGAAAAGCCGAGCTGCCTGGCCTTGAGAATGATGAGCCGCACGGGCTTCCCCGCGTCCTGCTGCCGCTTCGCCACGGCGTATAGCTTCCTTTGCGCGTCGTTCAGCCGGAACGGCACGACCGTCCCGCTCTTCGTCTTGATCTTGAGACAGCTCTCGATGTAGTCCATTGCTATGCACGGGTTCATAGCATCGAGCCCTCCTGCCTTGCGAGCCAGTCCTCAATGCTCTCGGCGGCGCTCTGCTCACCCTCGGCAAAGTTCATGTGCTCCGTCAGCTCATGCAGCGCCCGGATCGCGCTGTTGGCGTCGAGCAGCTTCTCGCCGCAGCGCTCGTCCTTGCGGGTCTCGGGGTTCCATCGATAGGAAGGCACTTTCTCCATGCAGCTCTCCACGACCTCCACGAGCCGCCGCCCGATCCACTCCTTGGAGATCCCCATCTCGTCAAAGAGCTTCTTTTCCAGCTTCCGCCGGTACTCGATCACTCCCTGCGTCTCCAACAGCTTCGACGCCCGCGAAGCGGCGCTCCTCGCGCTGTACCCCGCGGCGATGGCGGCGGCGGTGGCGTTCCCGCTCCGGAGATATTCCTGCACGAACCGCTTCTGCTGCGGCGTAATGTCTTTTGCCATTACTTTTCCCTCCTTACATCGGCCAGTACGCCGCATAGAAATTCCGGCGCAGCTCGTATATCCGGCCCACCGGCACGCTCGTCTCGCGGCTCGCCGTCTCCGGCGATTTGTTTTTCAAGAGAACGGCGATGAGGGCACGCCCCTCGGCCTGCCCTTTCGCTGTGCTCTCTATCGTTTTCCGGATCTCGTCCTGCGCCGGCGGCGGCAGATTCCGGTACGCCTCCAAGAAAGCATGTACGATCCGCTGCTGCCATACCGCCCCGCAGCCCTTCATCGGCCGGAATTTCAATTCTTCGCCTCCTTTTTAGCCTCCCTTGTGCAAAGGGAGGTGGCGGCATCGCCGCCGGAGGGATTGTCGCCCTGGTTGACATTTGTTTTAACAGAACGCGCAGAGACGCGCGCGCCGTTGCCTTTTCTTTCCTTCTCCGGTCGAATATAGCGGACATACTCCGAGGTAAACCCGCTCTCGTAATCCCGTGTTTTATGCTGCTCACAGATGATCGCGTCTTTCGGGAGTTCGATCTTGCTGTTGATGTACACCGGCACCGGTTCCGTATAGACAGGCTTTTCTAACCCGCGGCTCGTGTGGTATTTCTTTTTCCCCGGTACGCCCTTGGCGTTTCGTATCATATACTCTGCAATCTTGACATGATCCTTCCGTCCGTCAAGACGGCGGTACGTCACCGCCTCCTGTGGCCAGAGAGCGCAGACGAGCTCATAGTCCGCCGCCGGCATGACGAGATGAAAATGTGGCCGGGCATCGTTTCCGTCCTCATCTTTCCGGCCTTGGGAGTAAACGAACTTGATGTTCGCCCCTTGTTCCTTCCGATACGACTCGCGGAGCTTTCGGAGGAACCGGTCGAACGCCGTTTGAGCGGTCTCCCAGTTTATTTCTTCCTTCCCCGGAAAAGTAAGGGTGATCCACAGATCCCCCATCCGGAAATTGCAGTTGAGCACTCGGGTGAGTTTCTTTATGGCGTCCGTCTCGTTGCGTTTGATTTTTTCAATACTCGACTTTTTCGCCTTTGTTCCCCGCCGAACGCGCTGGCCGCCTCTCTTTGTCGGCATCCAGCCGCGGCGGATCTCCGTCACCGGTCCCGAAATGATCTTGTACTCCATGTAAGCCGTCACTCCTTTTATCCTCCGTCCTAAAGATAGCCTTTTAACAGGTCCGCAAAAATTCGCGCACGCGCACGCGAGTTATATAAGGTATCGCCGTTCTTTTCTCCTGCCTCCCTCACCGAGGGAGGTGTCAGCCAAAGGCTGACGGAGGGAGTCTTTCCGCCCTCATTTCCGCCGCCGCTCTCGGCAGCAGAAATCAAACCGGAAATTTCCTCGATTTTCCTCTTGCAAGTATCACGGTATCGTGATATAATATAGTTAGAAACGAAAGGAGGCAATATCATGCCGGTAATCGCCCGATTTTATGGGATCATCGTGAAGATGTATCTTCTCGGCGGGGAGCATAATCCCCCGCACGTCCACATTCTCTATGGGGAAAAGAACGGTGTCCTTGATCTCAATACGCTCACGTTCAAAGAATGCGACCTCCCCGCAAAGGCCCGCGCGCTCGTCCTCGAATGGGCTTCCGCGTACCAGCAGGAGCTTCTTACCATGTGGAAAACGCAGTCGTTCCGCGTGCTCCCGCCTCTGGAATGAGGCCGGGAGCTTTCCGTAAAGGAGGTATCTCATGTTTCACAAGCTCAAATCCGTCACGCCGCTTCCGGACTATACGCTCCTCGCCAATTTCTCGGACGGCTCCGTGAAATCCTACGACTTCCGCCCGCTCCTCGACCGCATGGAGGTCTACGCCCCGCTGCGGGAGTCTCCCGCGTTCTGGGCGTCCGCCGCCGTCGATCCCGGCGGCTACGGCGTTTCGTGGTCAGACGAGATCGACATCTCTGCCGAGGAGCTGTGGGAGCACGGCGTCGCCGCCGAAAGCCCGTTCTCCGGTCTTCTCTCGTTCGCCGACGCCACCGGCCTATGGGGTCTCAGCGAAAGCGCCCTGCGCAAAGCCGTGGAATACCGGAAGCTCACCGTCGGCGTCGATGTCCAGAAATTCGGCAAGCAATGGGTCGTCACCCGCTCCGCCATGGAACGCGAGTACGGCCATCCCTCTCATTAACTACCGTCATACGCCGCCGCCCGCCGGTCTCCCGGCGGGCTTTTTTTCGCATTTCAGATGGCGTAGCAGCAGGGTTTGTTACCCATAGCGCTCGGCGGCCAATGCACGCACTCTTCGCACCTCATTCGCAGAACATCCAGTCTTCCGCCAGCATGTCCGCCTGACTCGCCAGCCAGCCGATCTGCTCTCCCCGCGTCCCGCAGAACACGATGGCCTTGCTGCCTATGTCCTCATGGTACGCATTGCGCGGCTGCGCGTCCGTGGCGCTGTAGTAACGGATGTCTATCGCCAATTCGATGTGCTGATCTCGTCCGTTCCACCCGGCCCGGCGCACTTTCATCCCGCGCTTGACAAACTTTATCGCCTCGCTGAAGGAGAAGCGCGCTATGCCGCCGAGCGCCGGGCAGTTTTCAAGCCCGGCAATCACCCACTCGTCCGACAGGACGTTCAGCAGCGTGTATTCCACGACCTGCGTCTCGCGGATGTCCATTTCCTTTCCTTCTTTGGTGTGCATGATGATGGTCCGCTTCTCGGCATCCCATCGCCAGAAGCCGCCCCACGACGGCAACTTCACCGTCTCCCCGTGTTTCATTGCCTCGAGTGCATTTTTGAAATCCATGTTTTTATCCTCCTTGTTTTTTATTCCTCCGGCGCGTCCCAATCGCACCAGCTCATTACTTCCAGATGCCGCCACTTTCGGAGCGTCGCCTCGCTGTCCGTGTCCTCTCTCGGGCGATAGCCGCGGCGGTACAGCCGTTCGCCGGTGTCGCCGTCCTCCTGCCGGACGATCCCGTTCGGCGTAATTGAGTACCGCCGCACGTCCAGATTTGCCCCGCGCGGCACCACGCCGACGATCTCGCCGTTTCTCTTCTGCATCAGGAAGTTCAGCCCCAGCCGCAGCCCGGTCGGACAGATCTCCTCGGTGTGCGTTTCCCCGGCGTAGCCGCAGATCTCCTCGCCGACCGCCTCCGGAAGCTCCGGCTGCACGAGATAGCCGCCCTTGTTGCGCACGATCCGCACCGTGTCGTTCTCCGGGATGTATCCAAGCATCTCCACCAGCGCGCCGAGCGTCCCGCGCAGCCGCTCCCGCAGGCCGTCCATCGGCACGACCGCCATCCATTCATAGCCGAGCGCCGTGAGCGTCTCGCCGTTGCAGTAGAGCGTCAGCCCGTGCTTCGTCTCCGCCCTCAGCGCCCGCTCCAGCGCCGCATCGTCAAACGCCATATGTATTTACCTCCATTTTCATGTTTTATTTATTGTTTGATTCTTCAAAATGGTGTTTCGTAACAGCGATTGGAAATTCTTCAATCTCCGAAGCCCATCTGGCGCTTCCCGCTCCGTGGATGCTTTCCCAGCAGAGCGGGAAGCCGCCGATCCCATCAAACAGGCTGCCAAGCGTCGCGCCCTCCGGGAGATACGCCGCCATTCTGCCGAACATCCAGCGCCAGAACGGGAGCGCGATGGAGTTTCCGAGCGCTTTGTACTTCGGCGCGTCCGCTTCCTTGTGTACGCGGCCTTTCTCGTCCGTCCAGTCGCCGATGCTGACCCATCCGTCCGGATACCCTTGAAGCCGTGTACATTCCAATGGGGTAAGCCGACGAACGACCATGCGCTCCATAACGTGCTGTTGTGTCCCGCCGCTCGCATGGGCTTTTAACGTGCCGAATTGGTCTATGTAAGCGTTTTTCTCGTCGTCGATGCCGACAACAAGGTCGGTGGCATCTTTGGAATCTCTCTGTTTGCAGGAAGAGCTAATTTCATTCTCTTTATAATCGCCGAAATACTGCATGGAGAATGTCAGCGGGATCTGATTCCCGCCGGTTCCCATTCTCGCTTGCCATGATGTGGACACATCTCTGCTCACGCGTATCACGTCATTCGCGTGCGTCATATCGAAGATATACGTCTGCTGCTTCATCCCCGGCTCTGCCGCTAACGCTCCTGCAACGCCGTGAAGATCGCGCACCTCATCGCGCTGATTCTGGGCGAATGCGACAATATTTGGCACTTGGTTTGACCCGCTCGGTGCTGCGGACAGGGTAGGGGAAACTTCTTCCGAATAGCCGATGCTTCCAGCTTTTTCTCCCTGACCGCCTTTAAATCCTGCACATACCGCCGGGCGGTCGATAGTATTGAGCGTGTAGCTTATGTCCTCTTTCCATCCCTTGCCATTGCATCCAGCGGTATCGGCACGGTCTATTCCGTTGCCCTGTAAGCAGAAGATTGGAGCTCCAGAACAGTTTTCAGCGCCTCCGGCAGTTTCTTCCCGCGCCGTTCCGCCCTCCGGAGAATCCCGGCGCACGCCTTCGGCGTCAGGTTGTACTTCGGGTCGGGATTCTCTTCCAGGATCTGCGACAACTTCGTGTACACCAGAAGATTCGGCTCCTCCGAAACGTTCAAAGAGGATATCCCCTGCGGTGTGTCCGTTAAAATCGACCACCATGCTGATACGCCGTCTGCGCTGGGGAACGCCCCAGTATTGGGCGTCGTGTGTTCTCCAAGCAACGCTCCATCCGTCGCCGACGATCCCTCCCGATTTTGTCCACCTCTGCTTGTCCGGCAGTCGAGGAAGAGAAAATCCCGGTTCTGCGATGCGTACAGCTTCTTCCAGCACGGCTCCGAAGTCTCCGAATCCATCCTTGAAGTTGCTGCTGAACGCGCCGGGCACATTTTCCCAGACCATATACCGAGGTCGAACAAGCTCACCTGTCCGTCCAATGCTTCTGTCATGCTCTCTCATCTCCTTGACGATTCGTATCTGTTCCATGTACAAGCCGGAACGAGTACCGGCAAGTCCCGCACGTTTCCCTGCGATGCTCAAGTCCTGGCAAGGACTCCCGCCGGTGATGCACCAGACGGGCTCTACTTCTGCGCCATTGATCTTTGTGATATCTCCCAAATGCTTCAAGGTCTTTTTCTCCGGCCTGCCATCTTCAGGCATGGGCGGCCATCCCCATACGACGGGCTTTCCGCCCGTTTCGGCTAAAAGATATACCCCAGCACCGCGAGCAGCGCCACCGCAGCGGCGCACGCCCCGCAAGCCCATAAAGCCCGCTCCTTCATTCCTCGATCACCTCTTCAAACCACAACCATGCTCGGAAACGGTGCGCTGTTTGTTGCGTTTCCGAATTTCAGACGCCCACGCACAAAGCGGATTTCGGCTTTGCCGTAGATGAACTCGTGAAACCATCGTGTGTCCGTCCGAGCCGGGAGCAGCATGACTACTGTGTTTCCGTTCGTCTTGTGTTCCTCCCACGCTTTCTGCACCCACTTTCCGATCTCGCGCCCGTAAGGCGGATTGCAGAACACCGTGTGTCCTCCCCATCGACGGGTGAGTCCGTTCTGCTCTTTCGTGAAGAACGTCTCGCATTTGTGGTTTTCTTCGCTCGCCGTCGGGTCAAGAGTAAAGTGAAACTCGCCGTTCAGCTCATCAAAGAACTCCTGTGGCGTCGCCCACTCGTCCGTGGCGGAAGAAAACATTCCGCCAAGCTGTTTATCTGTCATCCGCTTCTCTTTTCTCCGTAACTACAAAAATCATCATCGTTTGTCGTAAACGGGGTGTGCCAACAGCCACAATCACACCGCTCGTCTTCTGGGTCTCGGTGTTTACAGTCCTTGCAATGCACGACCGGCTCATACCCGAGCTGCGCGGCCATGCGCTTAAACTGGCTGCGGGTGGGGCGGTCTATGGTTGGCTCTCCGGCAACCAGTTTGCGGAACACGTCCTTGAACCCGTCCGAAAGAATCGTAGAACCGCAAACGATTTGCGTCAGATGGTCATCGTCAATCCGCCTCATTCCTCGATTACCTCCAGCCCATAAGCGACCGCCGTGTCATGCTCAATGCGGCAGCCCCGTGCATCCTGCCACCCTCGGCAGAAGTAGACAGCGTGGCAAAAGCTCATCTTTTCCAATGACTTTGCAAGGAAGTGAAGAGAGATTTGGACAACGCCCTGGCCCTCCAATTTCTCCTTGCCGTGCCATGCGCCTGTAAAAAACGTGTTCACAACGTAATACCCGCGCTGTTCCAGCTCGGCGATAGCCCGATTTCGTGTTTCGTCAATTTCCCATGTTGATCTCCCCGCCATCGGCTGCGAGATCATGGCCAGTTTTTTCATCTCAGCTCCTCCTTCATCTCCACGATCCGCTCCGCAAGCCTCACGCACTTCTCCTGTCCGGGGCATCTCGTAAACAGACACGCCCGGCAAAGCTCATTCACCGCCCGCACCCACAGATCATGCTCTATTCTGTTCATTTGCATTAGTTCGGCGCTCTTTCGCTTTTCGCTCCAAGAATAGTTCGGCGAACTCCCGGCAGAATTTCCACCCGCCGTATGGGCCGCAGTATTCGTCGCTGCACGTTGAGCAGACCTCCTTTCTTACTTTCTCCCAAATCTCATGGTCTGACCGGTTCATCTGTATCGTCGTTGCCTCCCGGTTGTTTAATAATTCGATATTCCTTTTCTTTCCCGTTTGGAATCATCTTTTGCAGCTGTTCTCTTTCCTCACACATGGCGATCTGCGCCCAGCGGTAGCCTTGAAAGCACCGATTTTTCGTAAGGTTTTCTCTGGGAATGAAAAGCCGTTTTCTTTCAAGGACATACATTTTTATCGCCCCTCTTCACCCGTTCGCCCTCCTGTTCCACCGTCTCTCGATCTCAAGCCTTTCATGCTCCATCCGGTTCATCTGCATCGTTTTTTCTTTCCCCATATCTGCAAAAATCATCGGAAAACACATTTCTTCTATTGCACGGTGACTTTTTATTGTGGCAAGTTCGCGTTCCTGCCTTCCCATATATCTGCGTTTGCATGCTGGGTAGTGTGCTGTATTTACAACCTCCACACCGCACCACCGTCACAACGTCTCCAGCGTCCTCTTCGAGCATCCGCAGCCAGTCACAGTCTGCCGGTTCGCAGGGTTCATCCGAGTGGAGCTCATTGCAGAGATCGCAGATGATTGTCCGCGCTGTTTTAATTTTTGCATACTCAGACATTCCCGCACCTCCTGTTCCACCGTCTCTCGATTTCAAGCCTTGCCTGCCGCGCGGGGTCCTTCGTCCACGGCGGCGCCGGATACAGCGTGTGCATCTCCGCGCCGCAGTGCGGGTTCCCGCAGCGGATCGTGGCGATGTAGGTCCCCATCGGATGCCCCTTCGCCGGGGCTATGGAGCGCCGCGCCTCCGCGCCGCAGAACGGGCAAGCCTTCATCCGTGCCGCCCGCCTCTCTGGAGGATCGCCGCGTCCGGCAGGCGCATCCAGCGGCAGATGTCTGCGGCGAAGGAGGCGTAGCCGTATAGCGCGAACAGCGCCTCGATGATCCCGAACCCGCGCCCGTAGCGCCATACGAAGTAGATCACCGCCGCCAGAAGCGCCATCACCATCGTTGTGATAAACATTGCCTTGCTCCTGCTCATTTCGTTTTCCTCTCTCTCTTCTTGTTCGGGCAGAAATGGAACTTGTGCGCCGCCCCGCACATTTCGTCCTCCTCGCACTCGATCACCGGCAGCGGCGTGCCGGTGTTTGTGTAGAGCGTCACCATGTCGTCGCTGCTCTCCGCCGCTCGGCGGAAGCGGTACGGCGTCAGCGACGCCTCCACGCACAAAAGCCCTCGCGGCCCCGGCACGAACAGAACCGGCCGCCCGCAGTACTTGCACTTCGTCTCCTTCGGAATCATTGAATTTCTCCTTTCTTTCTAAGGCTCCCGCCCACGCTCTTGCCTCCCCTAACAGGGGAGGTGGCAGCGCAGCTGACGGAGGGGTTCGGCTCCCTTGTGCAAAGGGAGCTGTCGGCGCAGCCGACTGAGGGATTGTCGTCCCCGCCGCAGCGCTCGTCCTTCCTGCACCACTCCGGCGTCCTCACGCTGTCCGGATGCGGATTTCCGGCACGAACAACGTGCAGCACCCGCCCGAACCTGTCGCCGTTCCCGGTGTATAGGCAGCGCACCGCCTGCTTCCCCTGCGGCCACTGGTCCAGCGCAATGTGCGGACATCCCCTGCACGTTTTCATTCCTTCGCCCTCTCTTTCTGCGTCGGTAATCCCATCCCGTTTCGCGCCCGCCATGCGGACATCGTCGAAACGCCGAGCTCCTTCGCAATGTGCGGATCGTCCATCCCGGCCTCCCACAGCTCCTTCAGCCTTGCTCGGTCGATCTCCTGCCGGTATCTCGGCGGGAGCCCCGCGCCGTGCCGCCACTTCTGCACCGTGTCCGGGTTGCATCCGATTATGCGCGCGATCTCCCGGTCGTTCTTCCCCTCTTCCCAGAGTGCCCGGAACTGCGCCCAGTCGTAAAGCCGTCCCGCTCGCTGCTTCGGTTCCCTCCTCGGAGAGCTCCCGCGCAGCACGACCGGCTGCGCCCGTACCCGCAGCGCCGTCCCCGGCTTATAAAGCCCGCATTTCCTCGTGATGTCCGCCTCGCCCCGGCTCGTCTTGGTCTCGCCGGTGATAAAGAAGTAGTTGCAGCTCCCGTCAGACCCGCTCACATTGCCGGAATGATACCTGCACTGCGTGCGGTAGCATATGTATTCGTCCTTCAAAACGGCAGCACCGCCCCTTCCTCCACGAGCTGAAAGGCACTTTCATTGTCCCAGCTGTCGTCCGGGTGCTCGATCCCCCAGATCTGCGCCTCGTCGAGATAGTTCTTCCCAAAGTGGGCAATGAATTCCTCCCGGCTCCACCTCTGCTCGGTCATCGCCTTGTGCTGGCCGTACTGGTGCAGCAGATCCGCGGTCTTGCCGGAGCGGTGCGCGCTGTCCGCGTCGATCCGGTGGCACCACGGGCACAGGTGCACCGTGAGGCCGTACTTCGTGGAAGCAGGCCGCCGGGCCCCGCCGAAAATGTGGTGCTCCTCGAGCTGCTCAAAATTCCCGCACAGAAAACAAATGCCCTTCATCGTTCTTAGTCCTTTCAAAAATGTCTCCCGAAGCTCCCTTGCCTCCCCTAACAGGGGAGGTGTCAGCCGAAGGCTGACGGAGGGGTTCAGGCTCCCTTGTGCAAAGGGCGCTGGCTCGCCGTAGGCGAGACTGAGGGATTGTCGCCCTCCCCTGTAAACCAGCGGAGCCACTCCGCCGCACGGTAACGCGAGATCTGGAACGTCCGCTGTTTTCCTTTGATGCAGATCGCAAAGGGATAAACTCCCTGCTCGATCCCGTCTCCCAGAGTCACCAGAGACGTTGAGATCCCATGCGCCCGAAACTCCGCCGCCAGCTCGACCAGCGTCATCGTCGGTTCCATTTACCCCGCCTCCTTCTCGTCCTTCTTGGTGTTCTCGGTCGCGCCCGCTCCGAGCACGAACCCGACACACAGACTCTGCTGCATCGGCGGCAGCGTCTCCAGCTTCCGCACCGCGTCCTCGATCATCACTTTGATTTCCTCGCTCATGTCCTCACCTCCTTACATGCACACCAGCAGCACCGCCGCCACCGCCGCGGCTGCTGCCGCTATCGCCCAGACGAGAAGGACGATCTCCTTCTCCAGCGCCGCCGTGCGCTTCTCCAGCGCGTCCGTGCGCCGCTTCAGCTCCTCTATCTCCGGGTTCTGAAACAGCCGCATCGGGATTCCCAGCGCCGAATTTTCCTCGCCCATGGTTTTCTCCTTTCCGTTGCATCGCTTTGTGTTTGTGACACAACTATAAGTGTTACAAGCGCATTTGTCAAGTCTTTTTTGCGTTTGTGTTGCAATTATTCTTGACTTTTTGTGTGACGCCTGTTAAAGTGTCCTCGAAAGGAGGTGCTGCCTATGTCCGTAGCATCCAGAACAAGCGAATTGCGCAAAGCCTTCGGCCTCACGCAGCAGGCGTTCGCCGATCGGCTTGGCATCACTCGCGGCGCCGTCGCCAACTGGGACTTAGACCGTTCCGATCCGTCCGATGCGGTTATCTCGCTGATCTGCCGCGTATTCAATGTGCGGGAAGCCTGGCTTCGCGATGGCACCGGCGAGATGCTCGAGCAGCTCACCGAGGACGAGGATCGCGCCCGCTTCTTCGGCGGCCTGTCCAAAGAGAAC